GTGGAGTCGTATTTGATTTCGTCTGCCATGTCAAACCTCCTTATGAAAGCTTGATAATAACCACGTTAACGGTGATTGCCGCTGACGTATTTGTTGTGGCTGAGAAGCCGAGGACATTCGTTCCCTGAGAGGAACAATAAACATTGTTGTCATCCCACTGTGCTTTGGAAGACGGAGCAGGCTGGACAAACACAATGCTGTTGCTGTTGAAGGTAAGATTCGTTCCACCATTCGAGACAGGAACGTTTGACCATGACTTAGATCCACTGCTGAGAGTTGCCGTACCGGCAGATATTTTGACATGCCCGAATGCCGTATCAGATGCCACAGCAGAAACGTGGCTATTTGGGGCTTTGCTATTCGCAAGGTCATATGCATCTTTGACAGCTTTCGGAGTTGCAGCAATGCCGGATGTCTTGTCGTTGCTGCTGTTCGTAGCATCAGATAGCTTCACATGTCCGTACTTCGTTTCTGCACCGAGGCCGTAAGTTGTATCGTTTACAGCATGGGATGTATTTGCTTTCTTTGCGATTTCCGTATAGATAATTCGGTTCTGTACGGGATTCGTGGAAGTGGAGCTGATTTCTGCATCCACTGTCGGGATCGTCGGCTTGTCCAGGATGTCGTTGTAACTACCTGTCTTTGCCACTTCCGGCAGGCTGGCATACGTTGCCTTTGTGCTGAGTGCTGTGTTCAGGGAGTTGTAGTTGTTTACGAGCTTCGAAAGAAGTGCCTGCAGCTCCATAGACAGCTTCGCCATTGTGACTGCATACTCTCTGATGTTCTGCGTATTGACAGCTTCAAATCCTTCATCGGATTTCAGCTTGTCAGATCCTACAGTGTTATCTGCAAGAACATTCCCGCTCAAACCATCCAGAGCAATACCACGGGCAGCAGCTCCGATTGCGTCTTCCACTTCCGGGATGTGTACTTCGTTAAGAAATGTTTTGATAGCGACAGAAGCAGCGTCAAAAACAGCCTTCAGGTCTGCAGCTGACATACCGTCGATATCATTCGGCTGATCGCTGAGAGCAGAAACGTTTTCGACATCAGCCGTCAGTTTTGAAAGTGCCATATTCTTATCTCCTTATTTCATATAGCCGGTTTCACGAATCTTAGGATCGATCAGCAAAACTGTGGCTGTGGTTTGAAGCTCCTGAGACTTCAAAACAAACTTCAGAAAAGCAAACTTTTTCGCTTTCAGTTTCAACTTCTTCACCTGTGGTTTTCTGTTCACAAGGAATGAGAAGTCAGCAAAATTCATGTGCAGGAATGTTGAGAGATTCGATTCTACCCGCTTTTCCGTGTAATCGGATTTCTTGTTCGTCATCACAGTTACGACAACAGAAGAACGCTCCTGAGGCTTGATACCAACCCAAAGCTCTGTCATCAGTTTCCGCATATATGCCTTGCCAAAATCGATAGAACCGGATTCCCAGTACGAATCAATTGCTACTCCGTCATCATTCAGGTAAGCATCAGACAGCTCAAGAACTTTGCCGTCAGAAGAACCGAACAGAATGTCTTCATAAATGTTGCACATGGATTTGACTTTCGGCCCGGTGTAGACATACCAGGCATCGGCTGCATAATTCCAGACAAGGGCTGTATCATCGCACCAGATGTAATATTCCTGATTGTCGTTATCGTCGTAGCAGAAGCACTTGCTGAAATCGAATGTGCCGAGAGTCGCATAGATCCTGTTCGAGATAACCCTTGCCTGACGTTCATCCACAGAAAGGTTAGAAGAGTAGGACGATGTATTGTGCCATTCATAAAGGTCGTTTCCGTGCAGGGCAAGCGGGGAGTTGTTCACCAGACATACCTGGCCGAGAGCAGCGTTGCCGATCCTTTTGTTGATAGGTTTCGTATAGAATCCCCACTGCACATTGCCGTTTGCTTCGGTTATCATTCCGTACTGCACAGAGTAGGCAGAATTGGATTTATAGCAGATAAGCTGTGAGTAGTGACGGATCATCCCGGTAATAGGCGTGTTCTTATCAGCAACAGCCATTTCGTTCAGGTCCGGGAAGTAATCCGCACGAGGCACACCGTCATAGTCGATAGACGAATAGAAAGCTTCATTGGTTCCGTTGCCATACAGGAATACCGAGTTATCCTGTGCTCCGAGGAACAATTCCGCATGTGTCATTCTTGCAAGCTCTGCCCTGTACTTTGCCGGAGTCGAATATCCTATCTCGATTGTGTTTGTTCCTTCCGGCAGAGTGATCGTTTCAGAAACGGTTATCACTGCATTGTTGGCAGGAGCAGACGAGAATGTGATCTTTTCTGTCGTTGCATCGTAGGTAACGGAAGTTGCCGTTGAGCCAACCGTAACCGTCACCGCAGATACATTCTGATGCTCCAGAGTAAACTCTGTTGTTGAACCATCTCCGGTAAAGGTTTCTGTCGATTCGAATGTCACCCAGCCTGTCCACTTATCATAGGTATAAAGATCCGGGGACATCTTCGCTCCTGTGTCGTTGAACTGCACATAGTCCACGGACAGCAGATCCCGTTCCGGCAGCAGGAAAGAATTGTGTTCGCCGTCAGGGGAGAACCACACACGCCTCATCCCGGTCAGCTTGTTTACTTCTTCCAGCAGCTCACCATCTGTCCCGCTCCAATCACGGCCTGTATAAATCAGCGGACGATAACCAAAGACGATGCCGAATCGATAGCCGGTGTATGTGTAGTATTCTTCGCCATTGAGGATGTACACCTCGTCATTGAACGGGAAGAAGGACACGGGATTATTTGTCTCAATCTGTCCGAGCTTCACCGGGTCCTGAAGATATCCGTCTTCATAGAACTTCCACATGTACCCGCCAGAAGCGGCAAGGCCTGTCTCTACACCATGGATATTCCCGAACCACATGCCCATAACAGGAGCACCAGTTCCAAGATCTACCTTCGTGTGAAATCCCGGCCTGCGCTGGAGATTCCTGTCTCTGGTAACACGCCAGTTGCGGCAGATAGATGCTTCGCCCAGCCGCAGTTTGGTATCACCGTCAGGGTTCTCGTTCATGCCGAGAAATTTTTCTATCTTATAGACGGCTACGTTGGCAGTTGCTTTAATCGTTGACATCTAAACCACCTCACGCCCATCTGCCAAATTCGTTGTGCGGAAATACTCCTGTAATGTTGTGCCATACTCCGTCTTCGTCGTAATAACCTGCACCGGAATAGACATCTTCGATAGGCTCTCCAATAGCAGGGATACCGCCGCGCCTCAGATCGTTAAGCCGCCTCTCATACTCCTGCTGGTAGTAGTTTGCAAGAGTGCCGTTCTCGTCGGTGAACAGCTTCGCAGCCAAACCGAGAGAAAGGACTTCGACACAGTAGTTATCAAGATCAATTTCATCGTCCATGCTCGTAAGGAACGGATGAGCGGGCCGCTTGCCCGGAGCATTCTGTACCGTGTCTGAGTATGGATAAACCTCGTTGATAATCGTGTTGATGATTGCTACAGTGCGGTATTTATATTCTCTGTTGTCTATGGTGTCGTATTTGCCCGTGGATTCATCCCCGTTATCCGAGAGCTGCATTGCACGTTCAAATATGTCCATCGCAGTAATAGCCATGTTTAATACCCCCTATAGGAGAATAGGGGAGAGGAATCCCTCTCCCCTTTGGAGTGTTATGCTCAGATAGGTACCTCGTCGTAGTAGTTGAGGGCCGTGACCGTGTCGTTGGTGTAGTTGTAGAACCATCTGCCAATAGCGGATGCGACTTTGCCGGTCTTCGTTGCATAAGCCTGCACATAGCAGTCTGCGGTAAGAGCGGCGGTGTAGGAGCCGGTATCCATGTTGAGGACAGAAGCATTGTCTGCCACTTTCGGGTTGTGACCGTCGATCGTGTAGTAGATCTTGGTCGCAGAAGTGGAAGCAAACTGGATCTTGTGAGCATTGGTAGAAGTACCAACGGTTGCGGTCGGAGTGGCCTGCGGAGCCTGAGAAGAATCACCGATAACGAGAATGCCGGGTGCTTTCATAGCAAGTACGAAAGAGTCATAACGCCATACAGCGTTCAGGATCGGAGCGGTGTAACCTTCCACGGACGGGAAGATCTTCGTGTAGTTCATCTTGCGCGGGTCAGCGGATGCGCCCTTCCACTTGATGATGACCTTCGCACCGGCAGGCATAATGGAATCAGGAACAGCAATGACTTTCACACGGCCAAGCTGACGGATCTCACCGAGAACCGCGCCCTTCTTGATGTACTCAGGAGAGTAAGCAAGCTCAGAAGCAAGCTGGAACTCGATTGCATCAGTGATGCCGATAAATGCCACACGGCCAGATTCGGGAACGTGCATGTTGTCGAGCATTGCAGAAGCAGTGAGCAGGACACGCACAACGTTGGAGCTGGACAGAGCTGCAGAAGACGGAACAATGTAGTTGTTGGCAGCACCGTCTGCCCAGGTTTTGAGCCTATACTTATCGATCTCAATAGCGAGGTCTTCATTGAGGCCCTTCATGATACGAGCAAGGGAACGCTCGTTCTGCTTATCGTCAGAGTAGATCTTCTCGAAGGTTTCACGAGCGGAGAAAACCTGCTTCAGACGGTAGGTGTTCAGCTGGTCGCTGATTTCGTGCAGGGAACCCATACGGGAACCGAGAGAAGCACCGAAATCATATGCATTGATGCGGCCCCGGCCTTCGGTCTCAATGGTAATTGCATTGGCATTCGCCCAAGAGAAGTTGTTCAGGTTTGCGGCAACATCAGTGTAGGAATTCTTTTTGAAGACATCGTCAAGCTTTTTGACGGAGCGTTCATTCAGATGATAGACACCGTTCGTATAGGATGCGGTGGAACGGAAAGAAGCACCGGAGCCGGTAACGGCTGCGCCATGATTAATAGGCATAATAGTTCTCCTTATTTATTTCATAGAAATCACCAGTCATCTTCCTCCAGGATTCTGTCAAACTCGCTCTTCTCAAGAGTTGAGTTGCCCGAAGATTTCATAGAACCCACGGAGCGTGACTTGTTTTCAGCGTTCTTCTTCAGAACTGCGTTTTCTTCTTTGACTTTCTTTGCCTCATACTTGACGTAGGAAGCGAGGAGATTGTTGGTCTTATCCATGTCTTCCCAGACTTCTTTCGGAATGTCTGACGGTTTCACATCGGGATAAGCCTGTGCAAACTCCTGGAAGGACTGCTTACGGATCTGCTGAATAACTGCCCCGATATCAGGCTGCGGTGCCTGCTGCTGTGGCTTCGGCTGGTTTGCCTCTTTCACTTTGGCAAGTGCATCCTCGTAGCTGATACCTTCTTTCTCAGCTTTCACCCTTGCGCGGGTATCGTTCATAAGGTCATCCAGAGAAGCAAAGTCTCCCTGAATTTCCGTGAGGAACGCTTTGTAACGCTGAAGCTCCTGGGCATTGTTTTCCGCTTCGGTAAGCTTTCCCCGGATTCGGTCATAATCCAGGCCCTTCTGGGCAAGTGTTTTGGCCTCTTCCTTTGTGACTTTCTTTACCTCGTCAAAGTGCTTGAGTTCCAAATACTGGTCTGTATCTGGTTCAGAAGACTGCTCTGTCTTAGTCGGTTCGGTCTTTTCCGTTTCAACCGGTTCCTCGCTCTGCTGGTCCGCTTCTGCTTCGGATTCGGTTTCGGCAAACATTGATGAATCATCGTCATCACCCCACAGTGAATCGAATTCAGCGTCGGAAAGTTCCTCTACTGCTTCCTCTGCGGGTGTAGTTTCTTCAACAACATCGTTTACCATTTCGTCCATGCGTAACTCCTTCTTCGCCTATGGTCGGGCGATTATGTATTTGGCAGTTGGTCTACTGCCATAAATGCAAAAAGAGACAGCAATCCCATGCTCTTCACATGTGACTACTGTCTCTGTAGTTGCCTCAATAACGCTCCAAAGGGGACAGGCTATCCCTTTTCGTCTGGCCGGACTATTGGAGCGATATTAACTTATTAAGATCTTGCTTCGCCGGTCTCGTCGTACCAGGTTTCGTTCTCTTCGTCAAAGTGGTACATTTTCCCGCTGTCGATTTCATAGAATGTGCTGCCATTCATGCAATCATCATCTGTCGGTGCAGTATCTCCTGAGAGACCATCGTACTCAGCGAGAAGCCTGCCCTCACTACCGGCAAGGATTTTTCTGATAGAAACCATGTCAACCCTCCGCTGTCAGCTCAAGAAGCTGTTTGTCAATCTCCATCTGATCCTGTGTCGAGGAAATCTTTCTCAGTTCTTGAAGCTCTTTGATTTTCTGTTCAACATCCATCTTCGGCTGTTCTACCGTTTTCTTTTTCGTTGCCATATCACACCTCCGGCAATCCTGTTGCAATACTTGTCAGAATACTCAGGATACCTGCAAGAAGGGAAGTGCTCCCAACAACCAGCCAGTTAACATCCTGAATAACTACTGCATTCGTAGAGATCGTGGCTACCGCCGTTTGGCAAATCGTTCTCAAAGCCCTGATCCCTGCCGCTTTCCAGAAATCTACTCCCATAACTATTCCCCTTTATGATATAAATTTTGGATATCGTTTTTTATCACAGCTATGTCTGTTTTGATTTCGGTAAGTTGGGTATTCATATCTTCAAACTTCTCAGCATATCCGTTATGAATATCCAGCTTATCCTCAATCACCTTCATCCGCTGTTCGAGTCTTTCGTCTTTCAATGCTTCCTCCACAGCCGCTTTCTTGCGCTCTTCTTCACTCTCAGCCCTTCGTTTCTCCCTGTTGCGCTTGTTCAGGATAACCTGGGTTATGACTGAAGCAAAAGCGGTGAGGAATGGGCCACCGAGGCCAATAATAGCAATCAAAACTGCATCACTCATTTCGGCACCCCCTATATCGAATAGGTTTGACCGGCAGATACCGTCAGATTGGTAAACACTCTGTTGCCTACTGCAGAACCATAATAACCCCAGACAACACCGCCGCTGTATGTTCCAGGTGGGACATCAAGTGTTACAGAGTTCTGTTGCGTATCTGAATACTCATTCGTACCATCATTACAGGAAAGAATAACCTGATACCCAGGATGCGATGATGTAATATGAGCATACGGATCAACTGTTGTAAGTGTGCCTGTTCCGGTTGTGATATCGTAGTTTGATGTGCTGCCGGATACATAAACAGAAATCGTTGAACCGCTAAGACCGAATGTGAATGTCAATCCACCGTAAGAAGTGACACCCGTTGCAAGAGTAGTACCACCGCTGGATACTGTTGCCGTAAACTGAGGATCAGCAGCACCAGCATACTTGCTCTTGTTATCAGCTTTCACATACAGCGACTTTGCCGTAACCGTTGCGGAGATATTTCCTACGATCTGGAATTCAACCGTATACCGGCTGTCAGAATTCGAGAAATCACTTGCACTCAGGGTAATTGTGTTTGTACCGACATTCGTCTGGGATGCGGTAAGATTCTGGATGCTGCAGCCAATGCTGCTTGATGCATAGTCATTGCATGCTGCACCGGAGTCTTTGAATGTTGCCTTATATGTATATCCTGTCGCTTTGACAGGGGAACCGGAATATACACCGGAAGCAGTTCTACCAGTAATCTTGACGAGCAATCTCGTCTGGGTAATATCGAGTTTGATATTCCTGGCAATCGTGAAGCTGACATTAAAGTTCCCGTTGCTGTTGCTGAACCAGCTCTGCTGCAGCGCAATCTCATAAGAGCCTGCTGCAGACCTCGTCAGGGTAAGGGAAGATGCTGACTGGCTGCACGACACGTTCCCGGTATTATATCTGTTGTCGCTCGACGCAAGAGTAAAACCGGATGCTGTCTTATTCGTTCCGTCATAAGAGTAGGATTTATAATCGCCGGTTACTGTGACAGTTACGCTTACCTTGTTGATCGTAACATAACCGTCTTCTACTTCGAATGTCGGAGTATAGTCATCATCGAGATTCTGGAAATCCCCGGCAGACAATCCCA